CACAGTATCTAAGGCGGTCGGTATTTGTGCTGGAAAATAGTTCGATGCAACATTGACGTTTCCGCTGGATACTATTGTTATTTCTGCCATTTATCCTCTGCCGTTTACTATTTAATTACTGCGTTGGGGTCAATTATTTTGTTTTATAAATCGCTGCAATTAAGCAGATGACTTTTTCCGCTGAGATATAAATGGTCATATTACGACCACGGCTGGTAGCTGATACTCGATGATTGATGCGGAATCAAAAACAGTGACACTCAATACAGCCGTCGCCGAGCTTGCGTTTGAGAGTGTCGCCGTAATAGTAATAGCCTGAAACCCCGTTGATGCACTTTCAAATACTGCCGTGTTGCCAGTGATATCAATATCATCAGCAGGATCAGCGCTATACACAATCTGATCCTCGTTAAAATCTTCTGCCTGCCCAAGAACGATCTCAATTGGAGTTTCGGTAACTGCAATAATCATCTGGTTTTCGACAGTTATAGTGCTGACAGGTACCCCAGACAACGATTCTGCAATGGCCTCTATGGCTGCCCTATCCTGTGATACTTGATCAGCCAACGCCTGCGTCGGATCAATTTTTGTCGGTGCCACATTGATTAGATTCTCGACTGCAGCATCGCTGTCACCGACGACAAACTGTTCTCGCTTGTGAATTGATTGCCCGGTAGTTGGATGCCAACTAGACAACTCATAGTAGGTATCCGAGTAGGAAAAGTCATTTTGCCAAAGAGCAAAAACAACGCGTCCATTTGGATCGGTATACCCCTGTTTATTTCCAGGTGAAATGGCACCATCAGCGCTATTACCTAGGCCGACCAATTTTATCCGTACTGTCGCACTTTCTAATGGAGAGCCATCAAAATCATATAGAGTGACGGTGATGTTTCGGGTGGTCACTGGCATTAATAAAAATCTCTCGCTTTGTGGTGAATGCGCTTAGGTGTTCGATCAAATCCACGATTGCCTCGAGCAAGAGCTTTATTGGCCTCCAGTTCAAATAGCGAATAATGTTCACTACCTAGCCTTATATCAGTCCACATTTTATTAGGGATCATATAAAGAGCGCCTTTTGTTCCGGCAACAATAGCGTCAAAATATTCTCTCAATATCTGCTCGCTAAATTTGAATGTTCCTGAGTACTCAATCGGCTTTAGTGCCGCATTGATTATTACGTCTTTGCCTATCAACTCCGTGTGGGGAAAAACACTGATCGTATCGACAGAGCTTTGACTGTATATCCAATCGGTGTTACCCAAGTAGTCATTGCCTTTGGCTAATTCAATGTAATCATTATCGTCATCACCTGGAACCCAAATTGATTTCAGTTGAACAATGTTTGAGTAGCGGGAAGATGAGATTTCGATAGTATTGGTGGAGGACGTCACTCGCGCTGGCCCAATATCTTCCTGCCAAAATTCCGACCGTTCGCAGAATTGAGTAATTGCACGTTTTACATAGTGCTCAACGATGATATCTGGAGCTTCAACTTCGAACGTGACTTCATTTGCGATCTGCCCGATATCTTCGGTCAGCTTATGGTATGGAGCCCTTACACTACTCATTAGCGTTTATGCTCCGGATTTTTGGGGCCGAAGACTTTATCAGCCTCAATCTTAATACCCATCATTGCCTGAAAATTATTCCAGTGCTGCTGGCTACGAGAAACATTTACTGAGCCTTCAACATCGTGCCCAAGTAACCGGTAGAGTGCGCATTCAAGAATCATTGGGGAGAACACACCAGATACCGTTGTTTCAGTATTCCCGTCGACATTACCGTAATCCGCTGGCTCTCTGGAGAATCCAATGTGTATAACCGTACCGGCCGCGATGGGTGGGTATGTCAAAAAAACTAGAGGGAATCTCTCGTCGTACATGACTTGCCGCACAGCGTTGCCCTGTGCTTCAGCTCGCCAGTCAGGTTTTAATCTATTAAGCGTACCCTGATCAACTACGCGAATTGTTCTACCTGGGGATTCAGTAGTTCCATTGTGCTGTGCGTCGAGGAACCGAAGCGGAGTGATACCGGGCATCGTTGACAAATCTTGGCGATGACCAGCAGCACACGTAAAGTCTGCATCGGTGGCGGTAGCATCAGGGCGAAAATTGGTAATGACTTTTTCTGCTTCCAAAATCGCCCCCCAAATCGATTGCTCCGGCCACGAATCGTTCGAAGAGTCACGCAAACCCGCAACAATTGTATTCGTCAGTTCCTCAACATTCGCACCCATAATGCTTAAACCCCGTTAACCTGCTTCCACGCTGCATTAAGATCAGCAACACTTACATCACCACCTGCACGCGCGCGAACAACATCAATTTTCGGCATGTTTTTGTTAGTAAAGCTGTCGGGATTATTTTCGCTGCGAATATCAGTCAAAGCTTTCAAAAGCTCTGCAGAAGGTTCGGCAACAAGACCATCGCCCAATCCGGGCTTAGGAGGTTCATGGCTAGGAGGCTTTTTGATCGGATCAAAATCAATGGTTGGAATATCATCGATTTTTGGTGCGGGTTCTGGTTCTGGTTCTGGTAGTGGCTCCAAATCCTGCGGCATACGCTTAAAAACCGACTCAGTTACCCACACGTCTTTGTGCTTGAGCAGCTTTACTGCGGCCTGCGCCTCCACTTCTTGCACATCACCGTACTCGAGCCAAATAGTAGATGTGTTGGCTATGGTATCCGCCTTAAAGTTTTTACGACCAACGTAAACTACGTTAATACTTTTGTTCATAACTATCATTCCCGTACGAGAACTAGCATTAAAAAAGGAAGCCCGCTCAAACTTCGAGCGGGCTTAGGTGATACCCACGACTACGTACTGTGGGCGTTTCGGGGGGTTGTTAATCAGTTACATATTTCCGCGAAAACGGTAGTGAACAGAAACCGTTACCTTCCCGGTAGCGGTACCACCAGCCAAACGACCAGTGATGATTGCCCGGTCTTCAACGGTAAACGGATGAGTCAGGCTTTCTCTTCGAGCAAGGGCGGTAGACGCCGCTGCAGGTAGAAAATGAGCATCATCATCAGTGCCGCCACCATCGGGGTATTCAATTCCGTACTGCATAGTAGTACCGGCTCCCAACGGATCATTCAGCGATTCGACTTTGATAAGTTCTGAACCTGCCGGCATATCCGCAAAATTAACAGACTCACCAGCAGCGGTAGCATCAAAATCAACTGAGCTCAAGAATACACAAGCATCGCCATACGCCTGTGACATCGCGTGACTTTTAAAGCGATTAGCATCCATAGATTTGTACTCCTATGGTTTAAAGGTAAATAAAAAATAGTAAATAGCGACCGAGGCCGCTATTTATTATTGATAGTGAGTGATTAGCCGGAAACGGCGGTATCCAAAGTCATAACACCATGATCGTTAACACGACCATCACTGCCTTTGAACTGGAATTTTTTCTTACCGTTCATCCAAGCGATAGTGTGCTCATTAGCATTACCAGCATCGGTTGCTTCCGAGAACATATCGAAGTAGTAACCACCCTTCGATTTTTCACCCGCTTGGCCATACGCGCACGCAAGGGCTTGAGCACCCAGAAGGCTCGCACGCTCGATACGAGTACCCGCGGTTGCCTGTGTAACTTGCGCATCATTGGTATTGGTACAAATATTCACAGTAGAGCCGGTATTGAACCGAATCGGGCGAGTCATTTTGCGAATAAGGATGTTGTTCCACATCACGCACTCGCCTTTAAAGATCGGGTGATTGAAATCGCTGGCTCGCTTATGAACTGCGGCCTGCAGAGTGCGAATGGTCGCTCCATCTGCACCCGTCCAGAAGTCATGCCACTGTCTAGGCGATACACCCAAAACATAGAACGGGCTTTCTTCTGCGTGTGGATCTTTTTCAAACTTAATGGGCTGAATCGGGTACGCCATTTCATCCATAGCGAGTCGGATATTATCCACGGCTGGAAGACCGAAAAGGTCCGCACTGTCGATAGCTTCAAAGCTCGCTGCGTCACCACCAAACATATGACGATCATAGGTTGGAGGCGTAATGGGGTTAATCATTTCCTCCGCGAACTCCTCATCGGACTCGAGAGGAACGATCCAATCGGCATCGATATGGTCACCACGTGCACCGGCTAGATGGCAGTGTGTTACCTGATCATCGAAGCGATTGAAGTACGGGCCAAGCATGGTTTTCGCCAACGCCATAATATTGTGCTTTGTACGTTTGCGAGTCATACGGCCACCCGACTCTACCTGGTGACGGCCTTGATTGATCTTTACGTTGAAATGGCTAGATGTCAGCTTTTCACCACGGCCAGCGATCTTACGGTCTCCCATTGTCGGCTTTCCGCGCAACTGGTGAAACAAATCAACTGTGACTTCATCGCCTGCGGCCTTCGAGAGATCGGTAATACGAACAAATGGGGCGCCAGCTTCGGTTTGCTTGCGTCCATCCATTTTGTTTTTGCTCGGGGACTTTGGAGCAGAACCCGTTAGCATATTGGTGAAGGAAAGCCGGCGGGTAGACTCAGTGAAGAGTGCCGCATTGTAGAGTTTGTTGGCTCCTGGTGAGCCAGATTTGATAACAGTCATTAGTTACTCCGTATACTCATGGAGCAACACCAGCGCTTTATTACTCAATATCAGCGAGTAGCTGATCGATCTGTTCAGTAGACATACCTTCCATCTTCCCGGCGATAGCATCAGCATCGTCAAGTTCTGCGATCACTTCATTTTGAGATTTTTCAGTCGCGGGTGATTGCCCCAAATCAGTCAATGAACGAGGAGCCTGTTTTTGTTTTGCAGCAGCTAAAGCTTTTTTTGCTGCATCTTCACCAGACTCATCGCCAGAATTGGGTTGAGTGGGCGTCAGCGGATCACCAAAGTCTTTCTTGGTAAGCCGTTCAGCCTCGGCAAAGCGTGCGGAGAATGATTTATCTTTCCAGTCGGGGTGCTTTTGAAGCATGCCATCAAACTCAACGGCTGTTTCCCAACGATCTTGGTCTGACTTACGCCAACCAGAAAGTGAAGTGTTTTCTTGAATTGCCAACTCTACGGGGTCTGCATCTTCCGTAGTGTCTTCAGAGGAAGTGATTTCCTTACTAGCAAAAGCGCTCACCTGCGCAGATAAATCCTTGTTTTGGTCAGAGAGAATTCGGATAACCTTACCGATCTCAGGATCAATCTTCGCGATTTCCCCCAACACTTCATCAGTAAGTACTTCACCGTTTTCCAGTTCCTCCAAATCAACTCCATTACGCTTCAAAAGCATTTCGGTTTTTTGATTTGATGAACGCTCTTCGTCCAATTCCTTTTGCAGTCGTGCTGCTTCTGCCTTCGCTGCGGCCTCACGTCCACGCGCACTTTCAACTACGCCATAGGGCAGCTGGTGCTTACCATCTTTGCTAAGTATTACGGCATTTTCCCGTGTATATTCTGCACCACCATCCTGATCAGAAGCGACAGACGAATTCGCGCGCTCTACGTCTAGTTTATCGTTCTCAGTATCGATCTCAGTTTTATCGGGAACGGTATCCGTTTTGATTTGCTCTTCGAGGTCATCGGCTTTGATTGCGGCCTTCCCCTCTTCATCGTCATCATCAAACAGGGCCGAAATCTTATCGGGATCATCAGATTCCAATATTGCGTCCAGCTCTTCTTCAGTCATACCGTCAAGATCTAAATCATCATTACTCATCGTGCTTTGACTCCATTTATCGCTATGGATGCGAGGGTTTTCCCATCTATCGTTCAGGGATTACGAAAGGTTTATTCCCCATCTATCGCTCAGGGGGGCGAAAATCAGGCACAAAAAAACCCGCACTTCGCGGGTTCAAATTAAAGTATTAGAAGGAGATTTTACTTATGCTCAGCTTCAGCTTCAGCCTTACGCTTTGCTGCTTGCCTTTGATTCAGCCTAGACAATGCTTGCTGTAAGTCATGCTGACGAAAATACAGTGTCACACCACCGGCAGAAACGTGAATTTCGTTTTCTTCACAAAGGCCAATCTCAGCAACCTCTTTTTTAGTACCATGAATACTGTCGCCATCAATCATGGCTACAACGCTCTCGGTATCTGCTTTATCGAATTTGCTCATTATCTGGGTTCCCCGTTCTTTACGCTGCCATTGACGCGCTTTGTTGGTACTTAGCCTCTGCCTGCATCGCATCGTGAAGCTGTGCGCGTACAGCAACCGTATCGGCCATGATCTTCTTAACCCTTGCGAGCTTCTCTTTTGTTTCAGCCATGGTGTTCTTTACCTCTGCGGTCTCCCTATCCGTTTTGGCATTAAGATTACGAACATCGCCCGAGAGCTTCTGAAGCTCAAGCTGCATTTTTTCGAAACCTAACTTCTCAATGGCGTCCTGCAATTGCTGCTTCTTCTCGAGTGCTTCACGCTCTTGATCACTCAGAGTTTCTGGATCAACCTGGCCAGAGGCGGTACGGATATTTTTCAACAGCTCTTGTCGTTTATCTTCTGGAATATCCAACATTTCAATTACCATTGGCAGAATGTGAGCTTGGAACTGTGGAGGCACCTGACCAACAATCTCAAGCAAGCCCTTAGCCACTTGCTGACGATAACCTGGCGTATTGGTGATATCAGAAAGAACAACTTGGGTTTTCGTACGTGTTATTGAATTTGTGATTGTCTTGCGACCATGCTCGTCGGCAACACGCTGATTGAGTTGTACAACCTTCGTTTTGTCAGCTTTGTTTACGTTGACCTGCACTGCATGTTCACGATCTCCGATATCATCAACGATATTGGCCAAGAGTAATTCACCAACCAGTCTGCGTGCGAACCGATAGTTGTCATTCAACTCACCCATTGTCGTAGTGCCCTGCTCTACTAACGAATCAATCGCAACACCACTGGTAGCGCTGGAGTCCTGCCCTAAAAACGCGGAGTAGATACCGGCAGTCTCCTGAATGAGCTGCTGCGCATCCTGCATGACTTGGAACTGCTGCGATGCAATTTCATTGCCCCACTGAATATCCAGACCTTTTGGGTTCTTTCTCGTAGAGTTCATGTCGATTACAGAATCGCCCATGAGTAATTCGTCAATCAGGTCATCATTACTCATGTTTTCAACTGCGTCATCATCCTTCAACACAGTAATTTTATTCAAAATCCATGTGAGCTTCGATCGACGCTTATTAATTTCGTCCTGCGCTGGCATCATGCGCCGAATCAAGCCGTAGGGAATACTTGTACGGTCTTCTCGGAATCCCCAAAACGGTACATAAGGGAATTTATTGTGTGGATGTGGACTGTCCATGTCAGCGACACGGTGAGGTCCAATGAAATAGCTCAACCGCATTTTGGGGAAATTCGCGTACTCAACAATGCCCATACCCTGCATGATCACCGCCTGGTGCACAGGATTTTTCATATCGAACACAAACACTTCACCCGTTTGTGTTTTCAGTACCGGCTTGCTCTCCCATGTGCGGTAATACACTTCATACACTTGCGCGAGCTCACGATCAGAATCCCACCACTCGTCCAGTCCCATTTCAGATTGACTGAACTGCTGATAGGCATTCCACAGCTCTTCACTTTGACGTAACACCTCATCTTCGCCCCAGTTGTCTGCGTGAGCCCAACCGTTCTTAACCTGATCAATTAAGTCTTCATGCCCGGGGAATGCTTTTTTGAGTGTGTCTACGTCTAACCACTTTCGACGAATTAACCACCGAGCATCTTCTAGGTCAGGCCGCTGTGCGTGCCAATCCCAGAATATCTCCCGTCGATGAACGTAGTTGACTCGCCACTTGTAGGAAAACGGGTCAGGATTTTGGTTTATCTCAACCCAACCCAAGCCAGTTTTGACCTGAGCGGCATAGGCATCGGCGCACGCCCGGTCAGCCATCGAAATGCGAGCAGCTTCGTTTAACTCCTGATTAAGACCGTCGACCACCTCAATACCGCTATCGTCATCAGCAAGCAACTTCCAATCAGTTCGGGTTTTGGCTTCAAGACCGAGAACACCGTCAATTGCAGGGGCAATCAGGTTGTGAATGAGAATTGGCTGGCCACGATCTTTTAACGCAGCAATGATCGCAGGTTCCATTTGATTGCCATCGTAATAATCCGCTGCCCGGTCGGCTTCGATTCGCCATTTAGGCTGAAAGGCAATATCACTCAGGAATTTTTCAAGCGTGCGCGTGCCCATGCCACCGCTTTTAACAATTTTTGCTTCGAGTTGGTCGTCAGTAATTACGGCTACGGCCATTTACATTGTCTTCCAGTCACGCGCGCGCCGATTGGCGTCACGCTGAATTGGTTTGATTGTCGCTAGATCGATGCCACTCATACCGTAGTAGCGTGTAGCGTCCATTAGATGGTCATTTTCTTTCACAATTTTCCCGTTCTCATCACGTCGATAAATCCGATACTCTTTTAGCCAGTTTTGGAGTGTTGAGAAAACTTTCAGTCGTCCAGTGGACAACATTTCGTATATTAGGTAGGTACCTGACTCGACAGAGTTGTCCGCTGCGTGAATTTTTAAACCAAGCGAATCTTGGTAGGTGACGAACAGCTTCTCGCCATCTTTTTGGCTGCGACCACGTGATGCAGGATCAATCGCGCCCTTTATCCAGTCACCACGCGCTTTGATCGCTGCTGCGTGAATACTAGGCTCAGCCTGACCACGATAATGCTCTGAATACAGGTAGTGCGTGTCGGTTTCCCTGTCCGTAGCGCCCCAGACTGCTGCTGTGCACTTCCAGCCAACATCGAGGCCATAGGATCGAGGCCAATGCGCCGGGATAACAAAGGGGTTAACGATGATGTCTGATTCCGGTACCGGGTAAATCGCACCAGAACCTAAACTTGGAATGCCCTTGGAACGAGAATCACGTAGGTGAGGCTCACACTCCGAAAGCATTCTGACCTTTTCGGTTTCACTTAAGTGGGGTACATCGTCCCACCCGGCCATAACAAGTGCTTTTTCGCCGTTGAATTGCGTACGGCTTTCCGATTCGAGTCCGTTATCGCCCAAATACCCAAGGACGATATCAGTCAAACCTTTTAGCGGTGTGAATGTTTCAATCAACAAACCTTCTGTGGTCATCAATCGAATAGTGCATTCTGCGCGAATGCCGGGGTTACTCTCCTCGTCGAGCCAGACGATATCTTTCTCGGTTCCCTGAAATGCTTTCCGACCCTGCTCATATGATTTAAACGCGAGCTTGGACCAACCACCGGATACATGCTTGACCATCACATAGTCAACAGCGCCATTACCGTTTGAGCGCATTCGGACACTGCCGATAGCGTCACCGCGAATCATTCCGGTACCGAAATCTCCCAGCGGTCCAAGCATTTTGCCTTGGATAATATCGCGCACGGTTTCATTCGTATCACCAGCCGCCCAAACATCGACCGGGTGATCAAACCTACGACCAGGCCACCAGTCTGGATATTCGCCCGTAAGGTGAAGAGCCACCTCGTAGCCACCGCCGCCTTCGGTTTTCCCAACTCGGTTGGCTGCCATAAAGCATCGAGTGGAGAAAGTTAGCCCGAGTTCGAAGAACTCCATATGTCTCGGATAGAGTTCACGACGCAGAGGCCCCGAGTCGGGATAGTACAGGTCAATCTTGTTACGTGATTTTCTCCGCTTCTGCTCTTCCAGCAGTTCTAGGTACTCAACTTTCTGAGCCCTAGTTAGATTCGGCGGGAGTTGCACCGAACGCAGCTAGCTTTTTATCGATTTCATCATCACTCAAATCATCAAAGTTGTGACGATTATCTGTTTTAATTGCAGCGTGATCTCCGTCCATGCGATTCAACTCAGAAACACAGCCGGTCATGCCTTTTACGTCAAAGACATAGCCCACCAATTGCTTATCATCACCACGGCCAGCGTACTCCGGCTCGACTTCTTGCATACAGCGCTGAGCAGCATCCCAAAGCATTCGTTTTTTCTGGTCAAACGTAGCGTAAACCTCGTCTTGGGACTTCAAGTTGACGATCTGGGCAGAAATCTCTACGTATTCTGTGATACTTGAATTTCTTTGAATCATCACATTTGCAGAATTACTTGGATCTTTGCTCTTACCACCGGAAGCTCGATACGCGTCAGCCTGAGTTTTCCCACTGACTAACCCTTTAGCCAACAGTAAATGCTGAGTTTTCATTTCACCCGCGAGTTCTTCCAATCTCTTCTGAAGTGAGGCCAAATCAATCTGCATTTTTTGGCCCCTTTCGTCTGTTATGTTCGTCAATCTGCATTTGTAACCGAATATTGTCCCGCCGATCTTGGCGAATACTGCGAATCACCGTAACTGTTACGCCTACAGCCGTAAGTACTGCCCCAAACATTGCGCACAGCGACGCTACAAACGACGGATTCACTGCAACAGAATTAAAAAAAGACCCCCCAGCCCAACCCAGCGTGCCAACTTTCGTAGCTGTCGCTGGTGCTTTTTCTGCTGCGGCATGAAATGCCGCTGCAATAGCAGCCACGACTACAGCTGCGCGGAGGGTAGGCTTCATTGTGTAAGTTCCTAGAAATTGGGTCAAAAAAAACCCCGCGAGGAAACCTTGCGGGGTTTTTCAATAAGGAATGAAACATGATTACTGTGGTGAGTTACTACTGCTTCTACTTAGGAGTCACCGGTGCAGAATCGGCTATTTCCGCAACGTTGCCGTAAACCTATCAAATTAGGTGCGAAGAGTTCAAGTAAATATGTATAATTATCGCTTAAATATTCGAGACCAATTGCAGGCCAAAAGCGTCCAAAAGAACTAAGAGTGGTTACTCACTCTTAGTCAATAGCTCCTACTTCTATTTACAGCCATAAGAAATTGATAACTTTATCGTCGGCGGTAATTTATGTAATTTTTGGATCCCGGCAACTATCCCTCCGATCTCGTTGCATGCTTCGTAATAATCGTTCGTTTCCTCCAACTTTGTCGATACAGCCCAATCTCCATCTGTAAGTCCCAAGCCATTCCACACATTGCTGGTACCATTTCGTGGAATAGTTTGAGTACTTCCTGCATAAGTAACAGTAATTTCTCGCCCAGTAAAATTACCAACATTCCGAACTATGGTATTAGTACCCCATTTGGAGGGAAGTAGTGATCCGGCCCAATTGGCATATCCACTTTTACAGTCAGGTGAAAATGACATAGTAAGACTATCTCCCGCAGCGGGGACGACAGCCACCTCATCATTCTTTTCACCAACAACTACTTCGAACTCCCCGTTTGATGGAATCAATTCCCAATTAATTTTAAGATTACCAGATGCCTTCTTTGAGACTGCTCTCTTTCTAATAATACCCTCAGGTGAGGAGCTGATAGATGGATTATCAGTCTCCACCTTCCATTCTGCTACCACCTTATCTTGAGAGCAAATATTTTCTGGCTCGACTTTCAAATAATATTCTGAACACCCTGATATGAAATATATGCTAACAAGTGACACGAATTTTGTAGTAAATATGAACCCAAACCAATCGAATACTTTTCTAGTTTTCACTTTCTATCTCCCTATATTGCGACACCATTCACCCAAATTCACTACCGGATAGAACGGCACACGTAAACGTACTATACGAGACCACGTTATAGCCTACTTTCCACCCAGACTAATCGCCTGAGTAGAATCACGTGACTTAACGAATTAATAATTTGACATGGGTTAAAAAACGGTTTGAATATACCGCTTGAGAAGAAATCGTAAATCTCAGTCACACTCAAAGACTTATTACGATTTACCATAGAAGAACAACTAAATCTTCTATGAAAAAATCAGTTTTCCTTTTAGCTAGTAATGATTGATCCCCGGCACGGCCCGTACTCTCCTGATAAGTTCGTAGCGAAATCTATTGGCTTTGAAAAATGATTTGTACCGGCTCATCCAGCTTACCCGGTGACTACCACCATCTCTCATTAATCGATTATCCTTCATCGCTGTCTTCATGCTTCCTTCCTACCCTGTTGTGTAAATGGTGTAAATGCGTCTTCGATTTCACCTTCCCAAGTACCAAACAAACCCTGAATCTTCCCCAACAACCTTGACCAACGGCGATTTGAATAGAACTGAGCTTTGTCCACGTCGATAATTTTAGCAAACTGATAGCTTGTTGGCATATCGATACCAGGCGCGTAACCGAGAATGACGGCAGTAATTAGTTTGTGGAATTTCAAGGCATCGGCAATATCAAGCTGCCCTACGTGCTTGTTGATTTTCGCAATAACGACAGTAAACAGTGCTGTTTGGGCTTTTTGGCGCGACTTACAATCGAAATCACTAGTATGTGAATACCGAAACCACAAACGTGCCTCTGGTGATAAACCCTTCATTGCGTGCAAAACACCCTGCACATCGACATCGTTTGCCCAGTCTGCAAGAGTCGAAATGCTAGGTGTATAGCTTTGAGTGCCTCTCGTGGAGCCTTGCGGCTTACGCATTACGCACTGCTTGCTTGTCGTACCGCATCGTGTACAGGAAAACTGCCACTTACCCTCATCACTTTTCTGTCGAATAAGGCTAGCGCCAGGGGCATAGCATCCCGAGCAATATGATCGAGACTGCCACACGACAACACCGCCATGACTCGAAGCATCGATATACGATGTGGGAGAACCAAGTTCGTACGCAAACGCGGCAACTTCAAATGGGTTATTACGGTCGTATGGTCTCGACATATTAATCGCTCTACGCTTTTAGTGCTGGCGAATGCTCTCGCATTCGATTAAATACAGCCATATCCCAAGGAACGTCACCTCGGGTTTTACCCTTCGCTATATTCCAAATCGTGGCCTTGCATACCTCGAACTTTTCCGCAAGTGAGCCTGGAGATATCCGTTCAATTGCAGTTCTCAGCTCTTCTCGCCTATCAACGATTCGAACCAAATTTTCATACTGGTGACTCGTCATATCACGCCCCACTTTTAATCCGTTTTCAATAGAACTAACAGACCGTATCGTGATCCTGACCTTCTTTGATATCGCCTTTACTGTGTAACCCTGCATTTCATCGCAGAGCTCCAAATATTCCACCATTAGTTCACGAATATTCTTAACGTCGTTTTCATCAAGCCGCCCACTCATCTTCGTCCTCCAGTAACTCTCTGTGAAAATTGTTTGCGTCGTTAAACCAACCTATTTCGTTTTCACGCGCAAACAAACGATCACCCAAATACTCCCAACCCATTAGGGCACTGTGATCTATTTGTTTTTGAGTGGGCTCATTCATGCAGCCTTCTCTACACCATCTGTGTCGTAACAATTTATTCTGCGATGACTAACCAGTGTTTCCAAAATCTTGCCTTCAGAATCCAGCACCTCCGAGTGATGCTTAATTCCATCTTCGTTACCACACCACTGACACAGATCCAAACAATACGAAACGGTTTGAATTCGACGTCTGGTGCGCTCAATTGCGGCGTCAAATCGATCAGCTAGCACAACCTATTTCCTCGTTGGCTGCTGTACGCTGGGCATTTCTCGAATTAACGCTATTTCGTCTGGATTCAATAAGAGCGTGCATAACGGGTATAAAATGAGGCCTAACCTTCTTCTTTCCCTTCGGGACGATAGGCACAACTCTCAAACCGTATGTATTGGCATCATCCGCATTGAATGATTTCTTACCCAAGGCCGACTGCATAACATCGATATTGACAGTCGATATAAAAAAAACCTCACCTTTCAAGCAGCAAACCACACCCGAAAAAACTCCGCTTTCTGGATTCCATTTTTTACGTAGATCTTCGATTTGGGTAATATCTTTAAACGGCAGACTATTATTCCTGTGCTTCAGCTCCGCAAAAACAATTATTGAGTGATGAAACAAAATGCAGTCGCAAATATTTCTGGGAGTAAACCGGCGAACAGTGCTCTCACCTTGCCAGCCTGCGTCTTTTAAACGCGTATAATCGATCCCCTGCTCTATACAGGCGTTTTTAAAATCAGATTCGAATGCCTTACCGAAATTCTTCATTTCAACTATCCCTCATGATNTGCCAGTGAAAACCTCTGCACNCGCGACTCATTTNTAACGACAAGCGTACCCACAGTGAGAAGCCTAACTATTCGCTTACCAACAGANGTTCTCGACATGNCAGTTCCCAGCGCAATCTGCTCGCGGGTCGAATTAGGGTGTTCGGCTAAATAGCTAATCAAATGGTTCATCGACGNTTGCAACCGCATCTCTTGCGCCAAAATCCGTTTTTTTTGTTTTTCTGGACAAACCGGGGAGTCAGTTTTAGGGCTTGCNCCTAGAAGCTTACTCAACTCACCTGTTGCACCCTGCGGTACAACGTTAACTGCACCACCGGATTTAAAGAAATTTTCCATGTGACTATTAATTTCTGCTGAGCGTTCCAAATTGTCTGAAATGTTTTCGCCGATCATGTTTGACTCCTGTAGTTATTAAGTCCAGAAACTATCGATTCTGAAGTCCTTAGGGATAGCTTCTGGAATGTTAAATTTTGCTGCCTGCTCGTTGCAGATCTCTAGCGCTTCGTCCTTGCTCATGTCGAGATTATTGTGTCTGCCATCTGTAAACGCTGACAGGCCGTGACCAAAACGTAGGAGACTCAATATTTGCCATGCTGTAACGATTCTTGGTGTCGATACGAGCCCTGTTGATCTTTCCTCAAGCTCCAGTGCTCGCTTANTTTCAAAGCTGTCACTAAGCGACGTTGGCAGCTTTCGATCACCACGCATAACCTCAAGCGTCGTTAGTCGGTCTTCAATATTGCAGGGCTTTGGTGCAAACTTTTCGCTAAGCAAATGATCGTCAAGCGCTTTCAGGCAGTCCCCCTTGTTCCGTCCTGAAAATAGACGCTGCCAAGATTTCACCGCACCTTGGTTTAGCTTTTTCTCGTAAACATCAAAAACTTCTCCCAACCGAAAAATCACATCGTCAAGTTCATGCGGTGTCATTACTGAGCCTCCAGCAAAAGAGTTTTCGCTCGCTTCACCCGCATAAGTTCGGGCAAACCCGGCAGAGTCTTAGGTAGATATTCCAATGGCGCGTTTTCGTAGGTGTCGTAAGCTGCAAAGAAATCTTTTTCCAGCCAGACCAACTGTGCGTGCGTTGCCTCACAAATCTTTTTCCAGCCACCTAGATGCTTAACGGCAGCTATCGCTTGCTGATCTTCAAGTTTTAGTGTTCGATACGGGCCAATGGTCTGAATCGCTCCCATTAGCGNCCCCCAGGCTAAGCAAGCTCGGTCTCTTACTTCCATTTTTCGCGGTTTGTTCGTGTCTAAGTGCTTTACAAGATCAGCTGGCTTTGGNAAAAAAGGACCGGCAACAGGGTCAAGGTTGTGTGCCTTAAACGCTGCCAACACTTCATGTAATTCGTAATCAGATAAAACCGAGAAGTAAATTTCAGCAAGATCGTCAGTAATACCCCTTTTTGGATAAATTACGCCCTGAGCGGCTAATGCCTTAGCAAATTCACCAGCATCTTCATCACGCATCGCCACTGCCCTCGCTCTGCCCAGGCTTGATCCTTCGGTTAACAAAGCCCTGTAGATTTGCAATGTTCTGTTGAGTTTGCTTCGAATGCTTTGGTGGTTCTGAATTAGCCGCTGGCAACTCCCTTCGCATCTGTGTTTGAATCAAGTCGAAGTACGGGAGCCCGTCTTTTTTCTGCCGAAGCTTTAGCGGTGACCGACAGTTGTCAGCCCAGCCAGAGAAGCCGCTAGGATTCCCCGTTTCATGCTTAACGATCCATCCCCAGAGTTGTATAATCTCTTCGCGAGTTTTCTTATCGGTTTCAATCAACTTACGAATACAATCTGCCCATTCGTCCAAGTTAATTTTGGCACTCGGGAATCTGGTCTTGACGGGATTACTCATCCTCACAGCAAGTTCGTGCTGATCGGTGGTGAATTTGTTTTTCGATTTTTTGGTAGGTCTAGATATTTTCGCGGGGGTATCGGAATTTGCCGCAGGCAATTTCGAGGATATGTGTTCCTGTTCCTGTTCCTGTTCCTGTTCCTGTTCCTGATTAGGCATAGCCTTACGGGAAGGCTTTATCGAAGGCTTTCTGAAAGTCATATCGAAAGCCTTTCCGTAAGCCTCTCCCATACCATGAACAAAGGCTTTAAGAGATTCATACGCTATAAGCTTGAGGTCACATTCCGGTAGCAAATCGAACTCGGAACCCCATGACTTAACTACGTTCGGAGACTCGGGTTTATTGTGTGAAATAGCCTTTGGGATAAAGACTAAACGGGACTTAAAATCGACTTCAACCATGCCTTCCTGAAAGACTTCCTGAAAGGCTTTGTCAAAGGCTTCCAGCGGCCAAGTTAATTCCTCAGCCAGACTGGCTCTTCCAGCACGAAACAACCCTGGTATCGGTCCTGTATGCGGTCCCGTAATCAAGAACAACCAGAGGCCCTGCCCGCACGGAGGAATCGGCGATAAGTTACAGAAGCCCTGATCACCCCAAGTTCGTACTTCGACCTTACGATATCGTCCCATTAGATTAGCTAGCCTCACAAACCGAATCAGTTTCAATATTCGGAACCGCACGTAAAAAAGTACTTTTTTCAGGATAAATTTTTACGGGAGTGGATTCGCCAAACGTTGCTTTTGCGGCATGAGACAACACCTGAGTATCGCTATAACCTGTCGGCAATCGATGAATCAAGCGTAGGTGCTCAATACTGTAAAACGAAGGATGAATCTCTATTTCGAATTCTTGATTCTTCGGCATATTTGTAACTCGTTTATGTGTAAACAACGTCAATAAGTACTGTTTTTGACGCCAAGAAATTCGCTATTAGAATGTAATCTCAAGGCTCTTAGGCTGTTAGGTCTTTTGCTTGGTCGTTATCAATCAGCTCTTTTTCTAGTTTTCTAAATTCGGCCATTATTTTTTTTGTGAACGCTTTGTCCGGCTCCATCATCATCATGTGAGCGAGTGCCGCAGGAGTTAAACCATGCTCAAATTCCAAAACATCAAGCGCTGCTTTCTGGTACGCATTGAGGCTAACTTTCACCCCGTATCTGCGAACCCTGTTCCTATTGCCATAATGTTTATTGGGCATTTGCTAAATCTCCGTTTTAGCTGGGTTGTTTTTAGGAAACATCTGATTACGCCGTTTCTGCTTCTGGAAAGTCATCATTTGCGGCGTCAGAGGCAGTTGATCGCAAATAACCCCAATCGACATCTGGCCGAAGGTCTTCGCACGAAACCAAACGACGAGTGTTTTTTTCTATCTGTATCGCAAGTGATTCACCACATCGACGGTGGCCATGCGCTATCTGGGAAAGGAAAGCATTGGAGGTTTTGCACTCGACAGCTAAAGCGTGTTTTTGCTGGCGCGATAATTTTGTGTAGTAAGCTTTGAAGTTCATAGTTCATTATTCCTTCGATCAAATAAACAATAGCATACGCTATCGCTTTAGATCAACAAAAACGATAGCGTTTGTGAATTACTATTTGTGTACGAAGAAAGGAAAATAGCGCCTATGGATATTCAGAAGCTCTATGAGATAAGGCGGTCAAGGCTTTTGGCTGAGACAAGAAAGTTCAAAAGCGCTGCCGCTTTTGCACGAGAATATGGCCTAGATGTCACATACATCAGGCAAATTTTGAATCTTAATAGGGAGTTGGGTGAGAAGTCGGCCAGGTCTATCGAGTCGGCAATGCAAAAGCCATTTGGTTATTTGGATGCTCCAGAAGAAAATAGCGAAATTCAGGCTGTTTACGCTATGTTGAAAGCTCTCCCTCATCAGCACATTGGTGAAATTCGCAGGCATTGCGCAGCGATTGCTGAAGAGTATAACGTTCAATTACCTTCAGAAGCTTCTTTTGAGCCTCCTCAGGAAGAGCCTGATAGCTCATCAGAATAAATCTAACATCCCTGTCTAGTTGTGAATTAACTCTTGTCATAAGCAAAGCGATAGGCTGTCCATGTCGTCCAGAATGACAAATAAAAGTTAAGTTCTCTCAACTGTAAGAGCTGGCAAAGGTAAATTAGTGCCTAAGCGGTGGTAGCTCTATTCCTCCATCACAGCGAATGCTAATACCACCGGAATCGCGCAAATTGCGCTGGTGAGCAGCAATCATTTTTAATTCATTTATCTCTTTAACAGTAATCCCAGGCGACAACTCCTGTAATGTCGAGCTGGCATCAATATCACCGTTCGTATTCTCCTCTAACATCATTACTCCCTTTTTTGCCGCTGTCTAAAACCTGACACTGGCTTTATTTTGACCAAATTTCATTGAAAATGCCGTTTTATGAGAATAAATGAGCCAAATTTTTAGTCAACACCCAATTAAAAAAACTTGACTGCTCGAAAACGAGCAACTCACTTAGTGGTTTTGTATGCCACAAAGCGCACCTTAATGCCGCCCACATCCGCCGATTAGTCAATAGTTGAGCACATACCGCTCAATGTTTATTCAATGCTCGAATCTGAGCACCCCTATTACGCTACGAAAAGTCGGTGTGCAGAAGTGAACACGCGTTTTTCGCGCCATTTTTTTGAGTTTGACCCTTTTTTTTATCGGACTACCATCGAGTCTCTAACACGTTAACTACAGAGATTCGTAAATGAAAAATCAAAATTGCACTTCTTACCTGTCTGGAGTTGGCTCTTATTTGCCAAAAAATCGGGTTTCTTCTGAAGAACTAATGCGGGATGCAAAATCCGAATCTGTCGGAATTTCATATCGCTTTTTGGAACGCTCCACGGGAATAGCTGAAAGACGATTTGCTGAGCGTACCGAGAGCTATGCCGACATAGCCGCAAATGCGGCCCGATCAGCGATCACGAATGCTGGAGTAAACCCGCTTGATATCGATACTTGTATATTTTGCGGAATCGACAATGACTATCCTGAACCATCAACAGCGCACGAAGTACAGCGAGCTGTGGGTGCTAGCAACGCAGATTGCTTTGATTTGTCTAATGCCTGCCTAGGTCTACTTAATGGGTTATCTATTGCTGACGCCTATATTACCGCTGGTGCAGCTGAAGTTATCCTGGTCTGCACAGGCGAGCGCCCGAGCGACCTATCTATTGACATCCTGCGCCAGCTAAAAGAAGGCTCCTCTAAGGAAAAATTTCGAAGGCTCATGGGGGCGTTTACAGTCGGCGATGCAGGCGGTGCCTTTATCGTCACAAAATCAGGCGGTGGGCCGCGCTGTCAGAAGATGCGATTCTTCACTGAGTCGAGCTTGTTAAACCTCTGCTTCTACCGACGAAAGAACGGACACATTGAATTTGAAATGGAAATGGAAGCACTGGGGAAAGCAATGATCGAGGGCCATCACCTCCTGATCGACGATACATACTCACTATTGGGATGGAAGCCAGATCAGGTAGGCTCAATGTATTGCCACCAAGTGGGCGCGCGGCCTCACAGACATATGTCAACAATGGCCAAAGTTAGCATAGACTCAGCACCGAAAACATACGATCTTTACGGGAATTTAACTAGTGCAACATTTGCAGTAAACTATGATCTGAATAAACCAAAAACAGGTGATAAATTTTTGTTTTTGGGGGCGGGATCTGGATGCTCGCTGACACAAATGGGATTTCAATGATATACAGCACGGCAATTATAATAAGCATTTTTGCACTGGCCCTTAAAGCCGCTGCGCTTATTAGACTTAGGGGGCTCCTTTGGGGAGCTCCACTATGTCTGTTGGTGCCACTTATATCATTCGTTGGAATGAACATAATTGAACTCGCGGGTTTCCATCTGGCCGGATCACAAAACTCAAGTAATGCTCATAGCCTTGGCTATCCGCTGCTCATTGCGTACTACGTACTTGTTATTACTGGACTGCACTCGCTATTGGTTCTCGCATTAATAAACACAAACTGGCCTCGCTTGTGGTGGACCTTTCCCTTAACTATCTTCTTTATAACTACACAGATTGTAACAATCGTTCCTGGGCTTGGAATCGACGGAATAAAACACATCGGCTACTCAGGCACTCGTATCCCAGGGAAATACTATTTCATCATTCAGATCGGGTTAATTCTGCCGGCTCTTGCCGTGTTAATTGTCTCGGTCGTCAATATCGTATGTGGTGACGCAGACCGACGCCAAGTTGGCTACCTACACCTTTTTAGCTTTTTACCTATAATCGCGGCTCTTTTATTTATAATATTACTCATGGCACTAGATGTAAGAATCAATGCGTCTGCCATCATAAGCCTTTCCGTCTGTTTACCGGTTTGGTTCTTGCTATACAGTCATAGCTCAACACACCGATCCGAGTTCATCACGAAATGGGTTCGCTGGAGTCCAGAAAGTAAACTTACTCGAAAACAAGCCTTACTTGATCAAATAACGAAGCAAGAACTGATTGGACGTATCACCAATAGTTTTTCGTCCAAAAACGGTGTAGGAAGCTTGGAAGGTTTACTGGATTCTGTCGAAAGCAGCCTAATACTAGAAGCTCTCGATGCTTGCGAAGGCAACCGCAGCAAAGCCGCCGATATGCTAAAAATGGAAAGAAATAAGATGCTTCGCAGGATGCGAAAACACGAACTCGACTAGAAGATCAGCTCTCATTACCCCTAGCCTTTCCTATTCGTCAGACGTTTTTCTCCCAGATCTTACCACCACCACAATGATTATGACTAAAACGACAGGTGTCGTCAAAATCAGTAATTCCCATATACTAATTCCTGTAGTACCCATACTCCCTCCAAAAACATTATTCCGATAGGACACTCCAATATTAACTATGTAATTTTGCTCCTGCAAGGGCGCTCATAACCGTTAGTTGTCTCCAACTAAAACATCCAAGCTAGGCATATCATCCCAATCCGAAACAAAAAAGATAGCTTTTGCTATTGCCCCAATGAATAGCTTTTGCTATTGTTTATTTGTTCCGCACAAATGGAGGCAATTATGGGAACCCTCGAAAATCAACCCCAAGAGGCACCAACGACGGTGAAAACCCCCGTCTGCCGTATGTCTCATATACCAATTGAGAAACCAAAGGCGGCTTCAAACGATTATTTCTCCGGAGAGGATGCTGATCGGATTCTGCATGCAAATTTAATCCGGCTAAACCAAATCACCGAAGACAACCTGATCGAGAAAATTCAAAGCCTGGACGACGAGGTGGTTGCATACATGCGCGAGATTCAAGCGCTGAACGAACTGGCTGTTAACCCTCCCCTGCCCGATAGCATAAAACGTACAACGATAATCAACCTAACGGTATGGGCCAAGGATGCCAGCGACTTAATTGAGGCCCTTCGCGAAAGATTTTTACCTGCTGCACGAGCAGCTGCGGAACAACACATTCTGTACCAGAACAGCTAAGAGCGAACCTATGAGCACTCGATATCAAGTAAAAGAAATCCGTACTAGCCAAGGATGGCATCTTTTATATAACGGATTTGATGAGAGCGTATCAAAAGCCCGAAAGGAAAATCGAAATGACATGGGTAAAGCTACTACCACTGATCGGCGTGACTTTTCTCTTATTGGTATTGATCGTAGCTCTACTCGTATTTGTAATTAAAACATCCAGATATCTTGAGCCAGAAGACGATATTTAATCCCCCGGTAACCGTGGAATACCAAAATGAACAACCAACTATTTGCAGACATAACACTAGAACTCTCACAGGAGCCGCAAGTAGCTGCTGAAATGGAAATCGAGGATACGCCAGAGGGCGGCCCAAAGAAACGTCCATTTTATGCACCGGGCTGGTATTCAGATCTATCAAATGACGATTACCACAGCAGCTTCGGTTATTCATCTTCAAACCTAAAAGTACTAACAGAAAAAACAATGGCTCACCTTCAATACGAAATGAGCCACCGCGGGGGAACAACAGAAGCCATGTTGAAAGGTCAGATTTTCCACACCCTGACCATGGAACCACATTTATTCGAACAAGAATTCGCGATCCGGCCTGACGGTCTGAAAAATCCAACCAAAGCCCAAGTTAATGCGGCAAACCCTTCGGAAGAAACCGTAACACTTTTGAATGCCGTGGATGCCTGGGACTTAGAAAAAGGCAACCGAGTTGAAATAACTCAAGCTCAGTACAACCACGCTCGAGCGATGGCTGACAAGGTACGTGAACATCCAAAAGCTGCGATGTTTCTAGAATCCGGTATCGCTGAGCAGTCTGTGTACTCATGGTACCAACCCGAAGATTGGGACGGTAATGACGACTACAGGTTAATGATGAAGGCGCGACCTGACTGGATCGTACCCGGTCATAACGTCGTATTCGATTTGAAAAGCTCAAAAAGTGCGGCGTATTCCGATTTTATGAAACAGTCAAGACAGCTGGGGTACCACTTCTCAGCGGCAATGTATTTAGACATTCTCAATCGAGAGTTAAAGCGTAACAAGAAATTTCGTGCGGATATGGGTGTTTTTTCGTTCACCCAGTTTGTATGGATCGTTGCCGAGAATAAACCACCCTATGAAGTAGCTTGCTATGAGTGCAGTGCAGGAGATCTAAACGAAGGTGTTCAACTCTATCATCGAGCCGTTAGAAAGCTTGATATGTACAACAGATCAGAATGGAAAGGTTACGGTGATTCCGATGGCGAACAAATAACGCCGGACGTTCGAATGTCAGAGTTCCCACGATGGAACCATAAAATTGTTTAATGAGGAGAGGTCAGCATGAACCAACAAGCAGCAGCACCCGCGCGTCAAGGTCACCCAGAAGGCCAGCCGCCAGCAAAAGAAAACGCTATTGAGACGATCTGTAAATCACTTACAAATGATGTATTCAAAAAACAACTAGAAGCAGCACTACCACCCGGTATTTCTGTAGAGCGGTATGCACGAACAGCCGTCAACGCAATTCAAATGCACCCGCAAAAAGACAAGTTTAACAACTGCGACAAAACCACCCTATTTCTTTCTGTCCAGAAAGCTGCGGCAGATGGGCTTTCACTGGATGGTCGTGAAGCAACTCTGGTTGCATTCTGGAATAAAACCAAAAATAAAAACGATATTGCCTATTTCCCAATGGTTCAGGGCTTGGTAAAAGTTGCGCGTAATAGCGGCGAAATTGCCAATATCAAAGCCCACGTTGTTTATATGAATGACGAGTTTAGGTTTATCCCCGGACAAGACTCTGAGCCATTTTTTAATCCCGACTGGAAAGTTGCACCCAGCGCGCGAGGCGATGCGATATTGGCATTTTGTGTTATCGAAATGAAGGACGGAACCATTCTCGCACCGGAGCCTATTCATAAGGAACGTATTATGGCCATTGGGAACGCGGGTAAAAATGGTAATCAGTATGACCCAACGAAAGGCCCTCATTTTACCGAATGGTGGAAGAAAACCGCCATCAAAAATGCGCTGAAGTACGCACCCAAAAGCTCTGAATTACTCAGCGTTGAAAATTCAGACAACGAAGCCCAAGAATTCGATTTTGAAAAACTACGGGATGTAACTGGTCAGCCACCGCGAGAAGACCTGAATAGTTTTGGGAAGAGTGCAGCCATTGCTGGCGAGTCAGCCACAGGAGTCGAATTACAACCTTCTGAACCCGTTGGGCAAGTCGTTAGCGCAGAACAGGAAAAAGAGTATGTTCCGGCTAACGAAGGACTCAACACCCAACAGGCATACGAAGCCAGCCAAAACCAACCCTCTATAAAGATTTAAGGTGAAATCATGGAAAGCCGAGAACTAGCACTAGTCCAGGGTACAGATTCAATCGAAAATTTGCTTGTAATCATGGATACCCCAGCACACATCCAAAACACGCCTGCAAGAATAGAGGTGAATTTCATCGAGTTGGAAACAGCACTAAAAACCGAGCTCGAAAAATACGATGTCGTTGTCACTGCAGATACGCTTGCCGGAGCCAAAAAGCTCGCGGCAAATCTCAACAAGATTAAAAAAACAATCGACGACACCCGTAAAGCCGAAATAGCCAAAGCGTCAGTCGGCTTTAGTGACTTTGATGAGAACATGAGGGACTTGGTTATGATGTGCGCCAAAGGGCGCTCAGACATTACAACCCAGATCGACGTATTCAATACCGAAACATTAAATCTTGTGCGCGCACTGCTGGTCGATATTCGGCTTTCTCTTTGGCAGCAACACAATGTTCAGGTCGAATATCAAAATGCCTCCATTGAAGACCTCGTTAAAATTGGTTTTCTTACAAAAACAAAGAAATTGACCAAAGGTGCAGTAACAGAACTTGAAAAGCGTGTTCTGGAAAACTGTAATTTTCAGGCGTACATAGGTCGTCGATTGGCAGAACTTTCCAGCCGTTGCTATGAAGCCGGTCTAACCACTCCCCTCACGCGTGAGCATGTGGAATCGTTCCTCAAGCTTGATGAGGCCGCTTACGAAAATAAGCTGCGCATCATGCTCTCACGCGAAATCGAACGGCAAGTACAGGCTGAGGCAAAAATGCGTGCGCAGGTTGCCAAAGAACAAGCTAGCAGGTCGGAANCCGCCGCACCGCCACAACCGGCTCCAGCTGCCCAGCAANCGCCTNATCAACAACNCCCANTATCAGCGCCAGCAGCCAACGAAGAGCCCTCCGCAGTAACAGCGAGCACTCAAGGCCGTGTCGGTATCGAGATTACCTGC